GTATTAAGATGTTATTGGAAGGTGATGGTAAAGCATTTGTTGAATATTACTATGAGTATCTTCAAACCATTTATGATAAAAAAATTCCATTATCTAAAATTGCTCAAAGAGCAAGAGTTAAATTAAGTCTTGATGATTATAAAAAAAGGTTAACCACAAAAACTAAATCGGGTAATAGTATGAGTAGAATGGCTCATATGGAATTGGCATTACAAAACGGATTAAATGTAAGTTTGGGGGATGTTATTATGTATGTTAATAATGGAACCAAATCATCACAAGGAGATGTCCAAAAGATGACGGTAAAACAAATTAAAGACGCAAACGCTTTTAATTTGTTTAATGACCCAAAATCAAAATCAATTAGTGATGGGGTGATGATTAATTGTTATATGTTAGATAAAGATATTTTGGATAACAATCCTGATTTAACAGGTGATTATAATGTACCAAGAGCAATTGCAACATTTAATAAAAAACTTGAACCTTTAATGGTTGTTTTTAAAGATGAGGTTAGAAACGGATTAATTGTTAATACCCCTGAAGAAAGAGGCATTTTTACAACAGCCCAATGTGAGTTAATTAATGGTTATCCATTAGGTAATGGTGACCAAGATAGTTTAGAAGAAGTTATGACATTATCAGATGGTGAATTATCTTATTGGGAAAAAAGAGGTCTTAATTCTGATTATATGTATGAGTCTGCCGAAAATGGGTGGGAAGAAAAATTAGGATTGCTTCAACCCATCGGAACTTAAAATATACCAATTACCACCAACAAATCTAAATTCAATACAAGCATATCTTTCTGCGACTATTTCATCATAGTCCTCATCGATTTTACCGGTGTCAGGTATGATTGTAAGTCTTGTCATTGATTTTATTACTACGTGGTCTGTTGTTTTTGAGTCTAAAATAACTGTCGAGTCAGAAACTCCCCTAACAACTACACAAGATTCACCATTGGTTTGGTAATTTGTTTCAGAAACTATTGAAATTTCTGATGTGTCTATAACTAAACCATTAATAATTTTTCTTGAGGGTATTGTTTTTATAATTGCCATAAAATTAAATTACATATATTTGACGAGGCATTGCTCTAAACTTCATTTGTTTGTTTAGATTTTCAGCAATTAACGCTTCTCTTTCCATTACTTTATCGGGTCTCATTCTTGTTAACCATCCTTCAGCCCCTGTTAATTCTTCTATTAATTTAGATTTTTCATCTTTGGCCTCAGTAAGTAAACTTTGATAATCCATTGTGATTTCAGAATCAGGTGTCTTTAAGTTACCACTATATTTACCTCTAACTCTCGCTAAAGTTTCTTTACAATATGCGGTAAACCATCTTCTCACCCACTGTTGTCCAGGAACATTTAAATCTTCCCAAGATAATTCTTCAATCGGTACATCTGTTGGTAATTTAATAATATCAGGATTATTTTTTAAACAATCGGCTCTACTATCAGGTTCAACATCGTAATACCAATACCATACAGCTTTACCCACATATTGACTATAGCTAGACCAATTAAATTTACCACCAGGGGTATTCATTAAGTGAATTAACTTTTTACCATCAGGTAATCCTGTTATTCTATATGTCATTGAACCACCTAATATTCTATTAAGAATATTTGATTCTTGCATTCTGATTAGGTAATCAAAACCTGACATCATAAAATAAGAACCCTGATTACCCATTTGTGCAAATCCTGCTTGGTCGGCACCTAAACCAATACCACCAAAACCTCCACCCATACCACCTAATCCAAATGCGGTCCAAGGTTGGTCACTAAACCATAATAATTCATTAACCTCTCGACCCGCAGGAATTTCGTATGTTTGAACATTTTTTTCAAGAATAAAATAATCTTTCTTTAAAACCCAAGGACCTTCAGTTTGAAGACCAACAATTTTAGAATAAGCATAACTGAACTGTTGTTCAAAATCCATAGTTCTTGTAACTAAGGCTCTTGCAACTGACCTTTCGTTCATGTTTAAATTCACAAGATTAACCCATTGCGAATCAATTAACCATTGAAGAATATACTCTTCGTAATCCCCAAGTGCTAACTCCATTAATGAATCCATCATCTCATCTTCAAGTTCAACACTTCTTAGTGGTGCGCCTAACTGATGTTTAATTCTTGTATAAATTTTACTTCTTTCTGGTTCCGGTATTACTGCCATGTCAATAAATATATTAGTTATTCTATTTCGTGAATTAATGATGAATCATTAAACACATATTGGTTATGGTTTTTTATTGGTTTATTATTAAAAATTAAAATTTTATTTGTTTTTGTATTAATAAATATCATCCAATCTACACTATATGGTTGAACATTACCAGTATCTTTAACCGTAATTGTATTCTTTTCTTTAGTAATTGAAGAATATGGTTTAACTTGTGTTCTATACCTTTTACCATTTAAAGTGATTGCCAAATCTTCCCCTTTAAATGCGTCTATTTTTTGACCATGGCCTCCAAGTTTTTCAAGTTTTGCAGAATCTCCAAAATATTTTTTAAATTTATCTAACACCTCATCTTCAGACTTTTGTCCTCTATCCCATAGTTTTTTTAATACTTTGATGATATTAATAAATTCTTCGTTATTTTTTGTGTATATTTTTGTTTTGAAATGATTTAACTCTTTAACCAATCGATTAATTTCTGTAATGGTCCTATTTTCTTTTTTGGAAAAATCAAATTTATTTTCGGGTTTACCTAATTTTTCAATCTGAGTATTAATTGCTCTTGTTAATAAACAAAATGTATTGAAGTTTGTGTTTAAATTATTAAGGATTGACCTTCCTTCTTTAGACTCTAATCCGTAAAACCCCGACATTTCTTTATCAGTACTCTCAACCCAAAATTGATGGAATACTTGTTTTAGTGAGTCAGTTACTCCGTCTTGATAAATTTTCTTAATTTTTGTATTGTTGATAAGTTCTCTGTAGAATTGAACTTCTTTGGCATCACAGAATTTTGCCTCTTTAGATTCAGTTATTAATTTTTCAAGTTTAACTGATTCCATTAATTTTGTTTCTGTTTTCATTTCATATAATTTAGAAACAAAATCCCAATTTACAACTTTCCAAAAGTTTACAATATATTCATCTCTTTTGTTTCTATACTTCAGATAGTAAGCGTGTTCCCACAGGTCTAAACCTAAAATTGGAAATCCCCCACCTTCAATAACATTCATTAAAGGATTATCTTGATTTGGAGTTGACATAATTTTTAATGTGTTCTTGGCTGTGAGTACTAACCATACCCATCCTGAACCAAATCTATCTTTAGCTACGGTGTCAAATTGTTTTTTAAAAGATGTAAAACTTCCAAATTGTTTTGTGATTTTTTTTAACAACTCCCCTTCTAATTTCTTAGGGGTCGGGGTTAACATGTTCCAAAATAATGCGTGGTTAAAAGCTCCACCGGCATTATTTCTAATTGTTTTATCAAAACGACCTATTGTTTTAATAATTTGTTCTAACTCTAAATCTCCGTATTTTTTCTTGGATAAAGCATCGTTTAGTTTATCTACATACCCTTTGTAATGTTTGTTGTAGTGAAAGTTCATTGTTTCGGGGTCAATAAACTGTTTGAGGGCTGAATAGGAGTATGGTAATTTTTCGATTCCTATTTTTTTCATTTCTGTAATCAATAACTCTTTTTCTTTGGTGATGTGGTTTTCAAGTATTTGTGTTTCGAGTTGTTGAATTTTCTCTTCTATTTTTTTCATATAATTAGATTATTCATTACATATAAATAATCCAGTTTTTATTTAATTACGCATTTGGTTAATTCGTTTCAAAATTTCTTCGGCTGCGTCTGCGGTATTTTGATTATCACCCATCACAGTTGCAATGACTTGTTTCTTGTTATTGAGTATGTCATAGATGATTCCTTCAATCGTATTTTCAAATATTGGGTAATATACTAAAACGTTACATTTTTGACCGTATCTATAACTTCTATCTTCTGCTTGTGCATGGTCAGAAGGTAGAAACGATAAATCATTAAAGATTACCGCTTCGGCAGCGGTTAATGTAATACCAACACCAGCGGCTTTAATATTACCCACAAATACTTTTATTTTATCATTCTCTTGGAATTGGTCAACACTATATTGTTTTTCTGTTTTAGACATTGTCCCATTAAGTTTAACAGCCATTTTTCCAAAATGTTCTGTTATTTTTTCTAATGAATCAGTAAAATTACAGAAGATAATAACTTTTTTACCTTGTTCAATAATGTTCTCGGCAAGTTCTATTGTTTGGGTAATTTTCTCATCGGCAATAACTTGTCGTATTTTAGTTAATTTAGTAAATTGAACTGTAAGTGATTTTGACTCTTCGGGGTTTTTATCATACCAATCATAATACTCACCCATAATTGCCTCATACATTTTAGATTTTAACCTAAGATATACAGGTGTGATAATTTTGTCGGGAAGGTTAAGGACATTTTCTTTGAGTCGTCTTAATGTAAGACCCGCAGTTCGGTCTCTTAATTCTTCAAGATTGGAAGCACCTGTCACATTCCATATTTTTCTACCGCCAGCATTAAATTGATAACCTTGACAATATCTAATAGCGTATGCCATCCAATTCTTTGCAACGGGGGAATCAACTAAACTTAATAGATTAAAATAATCCATTGGTCTTGATGTCATTGGGGTACCTGTTAATAACCAAAGTCGGTCTACTTTTTTAACAAGGTCATTAATTAATTTTGTTCTTTGGGCGGTGGCGTTTTTAATGTAGTGGGCTTCATCAACAATTACTAAATCAAAATTAGAATCAAGAATTTGGGAGTTTTCTTTCTTTTTTGTGGTGTGAAAGTTTTTAATAATATCGTAATTAATAATGACAAAATCCGCATCACCATTAAAATTTTTACCTTCTGAGATGTAGATAGATTTATCTGAATAATTTTCTATCTCTCTTTTCCAGTTAATCTTTAAAGTTGCGGGACAAATAATTAAAACTTTTTTAGAGCCTGATTCTAATGCCGCAATGATTGTTGAGGTTGTTTTACCCAATCCCATATCATCGGCAAGAATAAACTTTTTGTTTTCTACTAATTTTTGGATTGATTCTTTTTGATGGTCAAGTGGTGGACGGTGAGAATATTTGTCGTAATTTATAACAACATTTTTTACCGTATTATCTTTAATGATTGCTGCTTTTGGTAACCAAAAATCATGAAATTCTTGTGTCTCTGTTATTCTACCCCAAATGTGAAACGCTTTTTCTTTGTCTGCAAGTAACTTTTCAACCCATACCTTTTCAGGTATTTCAGTCATAAGTTTATCATCCGCCAATTTTTGAGCAAAATATGCGTCAAGTATCACCCATTTTTTTGCAACCTTTGGTTGTTTGTCATGGTTATTAATTATGTATTCTGCCTGACTTCTTGTTGGATAAAATCTTCTATTTATTTGAGATTTTCTTTTAAGTTCAATAAGATAATTATTTCCCCCTTCGTAAGTCTCCAATAAGGTTATCGCCTTAGACTCTAAACTTGCTTCACTCATTTAAGTAACATTAGTATGTGTCCTACCGTCGCTCCAATAACTCATATCACCATAATATGTAAAAATTTCTTCGTTAGGATTTATTTCTTTTATTGCGTAAAATTCAAAAGTGTTGTTTTCCAAATTTGACCTCCAACTTGAATTTGGGTTATCACTATGATTATACAACATTCCATAACCTGTAGGGACTATCTGTGTTGTCCAATCATTTCCTTGTGGCCAATTAAATCGGTAATCAATTAATATCGGACTACTTTCCCTGTTTAACCCCATATCAATTACAGGACATATTTCAATGATTTCTCCTTCGTAAATTATTTCATTTGCAAATACTCCTAACCCATGTATTGGGCTATCAGAGATGTAAATTTTATGTGGTGTTGATATTTTCATAAAAGTTTGTTTTAAATATAAGTAATTATAAGGTATTTATCAATATATGCAAAAATTAGTTCCAATAACAAGATTAGGTAAGTTCTTCGGAGGAGAAGATTACTCCCTAGACATAGGTATGGGGGAAGAATGGTTATTAGGTGATATGAACTTCACTGTGGTTCTTTATCGTATTGATAGGTATAAAACAAAAACTGATGATGTCTATGGTGAGGTAACCGAAGACGGTATTCAATTTATGGTACCTGTTGAGTTAAAAGGTTTAGTTCAAGTATTAGCACCAACTTCTAAAAATTACGGAACCTCACGAGTTGAATTACAAGAACCTGGTAATATGAAATTTTCATTGTATCAAAAAACTTTAGATGAGTTAGGAGTTGAAATATTCCAAGGGGATTATATTGGGTATAATGAAACTGAAGATAGAATTAGATATTATGTGGTGAGTGATGACGGATATGTTAGGTCAGACAATAAACACACGTATGGTGGATACAAACCATTCTACAGAAGTATTGTTGCCACTTATGTAAGTGAAAATGAATTTAGAGGGATATAATGAAAATATTAGTAACAGAGTCTCAATTTGAATCTATCTTTATAGGTAAAAAAGTTATGGTGTATTATAATTTACATAAACATACTTTTTCAGTTACCTATGATAGTAAAGTAATATTACATGCCGATTATGTTAAGTTAGGGGATGTTGAATTTAGGGTTAGACCTGGTGGTAAGGATAGAGTTAGAAAAGAAAAAAGTAAAAATGTTCATGCATTTGTTATTGGTACATTACTTAAGTATTGTGAATATCCATGTGATGACATTCCAAACCCTTCATCAGATATGATTGTTACTTATAACCCATATAAATTTGACACATTTGTGTATAAAAATACTGAAGAGCCTGTATATCGTGCAAAAGAAGTTGACATGATAAATTCAAAAAATAAACTATTTGTAGTTAAAGAATAATATGCCATTACCAAAGAAAGTTATACCAACACTACCACTAGTTCCTAAAAAGACATTGTCTGCTCGTAGAGAACAATTGTTAGAATATATTAATAAAGACGGAACTTATTTACCTAAATCAGTTTTACATGCTGATTTAGATAGAGGAATGTTAGATTTTGTTAAAGAAGATTTACAAGTTGTTACTGCTGGTAAAATTGTTCCAATGGTTGATATTATTATTACAACTCAGAATTGGAGTCAATATGTTGAGACAGCGTTATTTGTTGATTTAGATTATAACCCTTCACCACCTTTCATCACAGTGGTTAGAAGCCCTGAAGTAAAATTTGGAACTAACCCCGCTCTTTTATACACAATTCCAAATAGAAAACAATTTTATTATGCTTCAGTACCAACTTGGAATGGTAATGAACAAGGTATGGACATTTATACAATACCTCAACCTATTCCTGTTGATATCAATTATAGTGTGAAAATTATTTGTAACAGAATGAGAGAGTTAAACGAACTCAACAAAGTTGTGATGCAAAAGTTTTCATCAAGACAAGCCTATACATTTATAAAAGGTCAATATGTTCCAATTATATTAAATAATATTTCTGATGAATCTCAAATGAGTATTGAATCAAGAAAATATTATGTTCAAAATTATGATTTTACTATGTTGGGATATCTAATTGATGAAGAAGAATTTGAAGTTAAACCTGCAATCGCAAGAGTTGCATTATTAACAGAACTTGATACCTCATCATTTGGTAGAAGAAGAAAAAAAACCCCTGAAAACCCTGATGAATTTTTATCTAATTTTTATTATGTGGTTGGTAACAATAATTTAAGTGATGTAGTCGCGTATACTGCCAATTTAACTTGGGTGGATTCGACTAATGTAGTTTCTTATGATGTTTATATTAATGGAGACTATTATGGGACTGATATACAAAAAATTCAAATAACAACTAATGATGTATTATTAATCACAGTAGTAAAAACAAATAACACATTAGTGTCAAACATTAAGTTTGAGAATATCTTAGTTTAATCTTCCCCGTAGATATCTTTTTTCTCTTTACAGGTCTCAACAATTAAATTTTCTAAAAATTTATAAATCTTTAATCCTCGTTTATCACAATACTTTTTCAGTATTTCATGGACTTTAGGGTCTATTTTAATGTTCTTGATTTCTTTCATAGTTTTTGTGGTGAGAAAAAAGGTAGAATTTATTCCTACTGTTTACTAATACATATTCAAAAGTCAAGTTTTTTGTGTTAGTATCTAATATTTATCAATAAAATAAATCTGCAATAGAATTAATTAAATAATGGCAACAGCACAAGTAAATCAAAAAGTTTTTGTATCACCTGGAGTTTACACATCAGAAACGGACTTATCGTTCGTAGCACAAAGTGTAGGTGTTACTACCTTAGGTTTGGTAGGAGAAACAATAAAAGGACCTGCATTCGAACCTGTTTTTATAACTAACTACGACGAGTTCCAAGCATATTTTGGAGGAACCGAACCTGTAAAATTTATAAACACACAAATTCCAAAATATGAGGCGGCATACATAGCCAAATCGTATTTACAACAATCTAATCAATTGTTCGTTACAAGAATATTAGGATTATCAGGATATGACGCTGGTCCATCTTGGAGTATTAGAGTTACTGCCAATGTTGACCCGTTAACTATTGGTATAATTCCACCAACAGGAGGGACTGCATTTTCTGCAACATTCACTGGATATTCTTCAGGAAGTACAATTCAATTTATATCAGGGGCGTTACCAACTCAAGTAAGTAATAACTATAATGTTCTTTATCGTCTATCGGACGGTAGTACTTCAACATATAGTGAAGATTTTAATAGTAATTTAAGTTTTATTATTGATAATAATTCGTATTCAGCAACTACAGTTGCTTTTTATGGGGCTATTCCATCAGTTGAATATTGGAATGTTATTAGTCAATATCCAAATCAATTAAATGTTTTTGGTTCAAATACAAATAATTTAGATACTAACGATTTAAGTTCAGATTCAAATGACCCATGGTACTACGCCGCGTTTACAAATAATGCGAATTTAAATAACAATTACGCTGGTTACTCATTTTACTATAATGTTTCATCATTAAGTACTAATGATGGTGGTATTACTTACACGGGAACAATTGTTGGGGATTCATATAATTTCTCAGGAACTGCTTATAGTGAATATAATAACATGGTTATTGGAACTTTACGTTCAAGAGGTATTTCATTATACTCTAATAATGCGGACCTTGACGAACATGGTCCTGTGTACCAAGTAACAGGGCTTACTGATGTTACTTTAGTTGGTACCGGTCAATATTCAGGTATTACTAACTCACCATATGAATCGTTTTTAGTTTCAGGTATAACTAAAAGTAATGATACTTTCTCTTTTGAAACTTCATTATCTGCTGCTTCTTCAAGATACATCACTAAAGTTTTAGGTACTGATAATTTTGGTAAATCAAGATTTGAAGTTCCAATATTTGTTGAAGAGTTATACCCAAGTTCTTTAAGTTATGCTTACAATCAAGGATATATTAAAGGTATTAATCCTCAATTAATTGCTCTTGAAGATGCAAGAAGTGAAAATACACAATCGATTGCTTATAAAGTTGAAAAATACCAATCACCTGAAACACCATTTTTAGTTTCTGAGTTAAGAGGTAATCAAGTTTATAAATTATTTAAATTTATATCAATCTCTGATGGAGATGCTGCGAATGTTGAAGTTAAGATTTCTATCGCAAACTTATCATTTAATAACATGACATTTGATGTGCTTGTTAGAAACTTCTTTGATACTGACGCAAATCCTGTTGTTATTGAAAAATTTACTAATTGTAATATGGACGCAAATTCTAACAATTTTGTGGCGAAAAAAATCGGTAGTGCAAATGGGGAATATGCATTAATTTCAAAATACATTATGATTGAATTGGCAGAGGAATATCCAATAGATGCAATTCCTTGTGGATTCTATGGTTATACTCAAAGAGAATATGAATCAACTGAAAATATTTCACCTGTACCTAAATTCAAAACTAAATATTATTTCCCAGGTGAGGTTATTTTTAACCCTCCATTTGGAACAACCGCTAACGCAACTGAATCCGCGGGAGATATTGTTAGAA